GATTCTAACTCTAAATCTGCAAAACAAGGTCATTTGGAACAATAGCCGCTTCACGGTTAACTCGGTTGCAGTTAATATGACCACAGGCAAGTGTCGATTTGAGTTGCTAAACGATGACCAATCTACAACCACGGGAATCTATGCTACTCCATCTGAACCTTTACAACCATCAGTACCATCTTGAGTATGAAGCCAACTTATTTAGGTTATTTAATTGAACTGCTGCAAGCAAGTGAGTACCGGAAGGTCTCTGAGCATATTGATATTGCTAAGGGAAAGTATGCGATACCACGCACTTGGAAGGAGTTTTTAAATCGTAGGTAATGGCAGTAGTCGAACAAATACGGGTAGAAGGCGATACTTCAGGGTTTCAGCAGCAGATTGATGCGCTCAACAAAAGGATTGAGGAGCTTGAGAAAAGTCTCGGTGGCGTAAACAAAGAAGTAGAAGACATCGGTAAAGAGGCCAAAAAGACAGGCGGTATTATCAGCAAGGCTTTTGGTGGACTCAAGAAAGTAGTAACTGCACCGTTTGAACTTGCCAAAAAAGCAGCAGGCGGATTAGGAACGCTCCTAAAGGGCGGTCTTGGTTTTGGTCTTATCACGGCAGCCGTAGACAAAGCATCAGAGGCGTTTAATACAAATCAAAAGGTAGTGGACGCTTTCAATAAGGTGTTGGCTACCGTCAGTATTATCTTTAATCAAATTGCAGAGGCAATCTTTGGAACGCTTGAAGAGCAGAGCAAACTAAACGGAGGCTTTGACGCAACAAAGAAGGTACTCGGCGGGCTAATATCAGGCGTTCTATTCACCTTTGTCGGAATCATACAGGGTATCAAGCTCGCAGTACAAGAGGTGCAGCTTGCGTGGGAACAATCGTTTTTTGGCGACAAAGACCAAAAGCGAATCAAAGAACTCAACAAAGAGATTGCCATTACCCGTGAAGAACTAAAGCAGACAGGAACGAGCCTGCTTGAGTCGGGTAAGATGGTAGTCAATAATCTTGGCGAGGCAGCAGGCGAGGTTGCAAATACGGTTGTGGCGGTTGCAACCACCGTAGCCAAGACCGTCAGCAAGATTGACGTAAAGAAAGCAGCGGCTCAAGCAGACCAACTTGTTAAACTTCAGAACCAAGCACTCCTTGCTGATGTAGAACGCCAACGCATTCAGCTTGAGTTTCAAAATACGCAAGAGGAACTGCGTCAGCTTCGTGATGACGAGCAGAACTCAATCCAATCACGTATTGAGAACAACGACAAACTTCTGAAGTCGCTTGAGCGTCAGGCGGCATTAGAACGTGAGCAGATTAAAATAAAGATTTCAGCAGCCCAAGCGCAATTTGATATCACAGGAAAGTTAGAAGATGATGTTGCGCTCCGCCAAGCGCAGTTGGAACTTACCGACCTTGATGAGCGTCTGCAAGGTCAGAAGTCGGAGGCTTTAGCGAATCAGAACTCACTATTGCGTGAGCAGCTTGACATCAACAAGAGTATAGGAGAAGCAGACCAAGAGATATTTGAGATTCAGCAGAACGCTCAACTTGAACTCTTGGATGATGCAGTAGCAAGAGCCGAGAAAGAGATTGAGATAGCGCAGAACGTATACAACCGCAAGAAGGCATTACTTGAGCAAGAGGTGGCCGCTACAAAAGCCGGAACTGCTGCCCGTGCGGAAGCAGAGAATGCCCTGAAGATATTTGAAGCAGAGAATGCCGCAGGCCGCTTGGCTTTGGAGAAGAATTTGCAACAGGCGAAACTTGATACCATCAAAGGCGCACTAAACGGAATCGCTCAACTCGTAGGGGAGAACACAATGCTCGGTAAGGCTATCGCTTTAGCGCAGGTAACGATTGACACCTACACGGGTGCTACTAAAGCCCTCGCTCAAGGTGGTGTATTTGGCTACATTGGTGCGGCAGGTATCATCGCATCGGGTCTTGCTAACGCACGTCAGATTGTCGCTACCAAAGTACCAAGTGAAACATCTTTTAGTGATGGTGGTGGTTCTGCAAATATTCAGAATACATTAACGCAGCCTTCTGCTCCTGCGCAGTTTAATATCGTAGGGCAGTCCAACCTTAACCAACTTGCACAAAGCATCGGAAGTCAATTTAACCAACCTGTCCGTGCCTATGTGGTAAGCCAAGATGTGACTACCGCACAGCAACTTCAACGCCAACGAGTAAAAACCGCAACATTCGGATGAAACTAATTGAATTAATACTTGACGAAACGATGGCCTTGACCGGAATCGATGCCATCAGCCTCGTAGAGCATCCTGCTATTGAGGAGGATTTCATTGCGCTTAAGTCAGAGCGTGTAGAGTTCGCTGCACAGGACAACGAGAAGCGCATCCTTATGGGAGCAGCACTCGTGCCTAATAAGCCCATCTACCGAGTCAATGGCGAGGAGGAGTTTTACGTTTACTTTAGCCAAGACACCATCCGCAAAGCGAGTGAGATGTTTTTTCAGAAGGCAAAGCAGAACAACGCTACGCTTGAACACGAGGTAGGCATCAACGGCCTCACGGTTGTAGAGAGTTGGATTATTGAAGATGAGGTTCACGACAAGAGCAAGAAATACGGCTTTGAATTGCCTGTTGGTACGTGGATGGTTTCTATGAAAGTCAACAACCCTGAGATTTGGGATGGCTTCGTAAAGACAGGCCGTGTAAAGGGCTTCTCTATTGAGGGCTACTTCGTTGACAAGATGAACTTCGCCAAGCAGGAGATGGAGCGTATTGAGGAGCAAGAGGCGGCTCTATTATTGTCGCAGATTGTAGCCATCATCAAAAAGGACGGTCGCAAGAAGTCAGGCAAGCGTACGGAATTGGAATCCTACTCGGACTACCCACAAGCGGTACGCAACAACGCCAAACGAGGTATTGAGCTAAACGAGAACAACGGAAACAAGTGCGCCACTCCGGTTGGTAAGGTACGTGCGCAGCAGTTGGCGCAAGGCAAGCCCGTAAGCGTAGAAACAATCACTCGGATGTATTCGTACCTATCAAGAGCCGAAGAATACTACGATGAGAACGACACGCAAGCCTGCGGCACTATCAGCTACCTGCTGTGGGGTGGGCTTGCTGCAAAGCGTTGGTCTGAATCCAAACTAAAAGAACTCGGCAAGCTATGAGTACACGCAAGAACACCGCCATCAAAGTTCAAACCGATGTCATCAGCGATGCGGAGCGTCTGACGTATGCCATCGAAGAAGGGTCTATCGTCCAAACCGAAACGGGCTATTGGATTGTGCGTGATGGTGCGTGGGTCAACCTCAATACGAGCAACGCACAGGAACTCGGTTGGGCACGTTGGGACGATGGTCAATATACCTCAAGCAACAAGCTCACGTTCGCAAATGGTGTGCCTACTCTGCTGCCAAATAACGGAGCAACAATCACCTCATACCTGAACACGCCTGCTGATTTGTACAACCCTACCACAGGTCGTGTGTACGGCATCAAAGAGAACGACACCTATATCGCAACGGTGGTGTTCAAAGCAAGCGCAGCAAACGCTCAACAAACATACGGAGAGTTGCGCCTTGAAGGAGGTAACGGAACCCCATACGAGCGATTGGCTACAACATTTACGTTCCCACGAGGCAACAACGTAGAGCATCCCTTTCACAACGTATTCCAATACTACGTTGACGAGGACTTTCTCACCAACGGAAACTATTGGCAGATCACGGCAGTCGGTGGTGATATCCTCGTTTGGGACATTATTCTATTCATCCAAAGAACTCAATCACGATGATGAGACCACAACGCCTTCCCGTAGCCTCACCAAGAGGCGGCAACAGGGGATGCCTTTGCAAAGACAACACATACTCACGCAAGTGCTGCAATGGTACGCTCGCTGCTCAAGGCATCGGCTCGCTCGTAGGTCAAGGCACAAGCGTGCGCATACGAGGCGAAGAATGGCAAGCCATCAACACCCGATGGGAGGCCACGAATACGCTGTGGCAGGATTTGTAAAAATGTAACAATTAACTTAACCCTTTTTATTTATTTAGATATGAAAGCAAATTCTATTCTGAACCGAATCCTTGCTGAACTCGCTTCCGTACGTGAAGTAAAGTTTGCAACTATGAAACTTGAGAACGGAGCCGTTCTTGAGGCTGAAGCCTTTGAAGCAGGCAATGAGGTATTCATCGTTAGCGGTGAAGATCGTGTTGCAGCTCCTGTTGGCGAACACAAGCTCGAAGATGGTCGCATCCTCGTTATCTTGGAAGAAGGAATGATTGCCGAGATCAAAGAAGCCGAAGCTCCGGTTGAAGTTGAGATCGAGATGCAATCAGAAGAAGCCGTTGCAGTAGCCGAGGAGGTTGCTTCAGAGGCCGTTGCTGAAGTTGCTCAAGAGGTTGTTGCCGTTATCGAGGTAGCAGTCGCTGAAGCAGTAGCTCCCCTCGTTGAGGAGATTCAGAGCGAAATGAAAAAAATGAAGGAGGCGATGGAAGCCTACAAGCAAGAGATGGCTGCTGCAAAGCAAGAGTTCTCATCTCAAGCTGCCGCTAAACCCATCAAGCACACGCCCGCAACAAAGCAAGCCAACAAGGTTGAATTTAATCGTCCTGCAAAGTCGATTGACCGAGTCCTTGCACGTCTTAACAAATAATCAAATCAGAAAATGGCAACGACCACTTCTATCACTACCAACTATGCAGGCCAATTTGCGAGCAAGTACATCTCTGCCGCTTTGTTGTCTGCCGACACCCTTGACAAAGGACTTGTCGAAATCCTCCCGAACGTAAACTTCAAGACCACCCTTCAGAAGGTAGGTACTGACGACATCGTAAAAGACGCAACTTGCGACTTTACCGCTACGTCTACCCTGACTTTGACTGACCGTGTCCTCGAAGTAGAGCCGTTCCAAGTTAACCTTCAGCTCTGCAAGAAAGACTACTACGATTCTTGGATCGGTAGTCAGATGGGCTTCTCTGCTTACGATAGCATCCCTGCTTCTTTTGCTGACTTCTTGATCGCTCACGTAGCTGCCAAGACTGCTCAAAAGATCGAGCAAAACATTTGGAATGGTAACGCTGCCTCTGCCGGAGAATTCAGCGGATTCCTTTCTTTGATGACTGCTGACGCTGACGTTGTTGACGTAACCGCTACCACGGTAACTTCTGCAAACGTAATCACCGAGCTTGGCAAGGTTGTAGACGCTATCCCCGCTGCCCTTTACGGCAAGGAGGACTTGACCATCTACGTACCGCAGAACGTGGCTAAAGCCTACGTACGTGCGCTTGGCGGCTTCGGTGCTTCAGGTCTTGGTGCTAATGGTGTTGAGAACAAAGGCACGATGTGGTACGGTGACCAACCCTTGTACTTTGACGGAATCCGTGTGGCTATGGTTAACGGCCTTCCTTCAAACAAGATGGTTGCTGCTCAAACGAGCAACCTGTTTTTCGGCACAGGTTTGGGAAATGAGAGAAACGAATGTCGCCTCCTTGACATGTCGGAACTTGACGGAAGCGACAATATTCGTGTGATCTTGCGTTTCTTCGCAGGTGTTCAGTACGGAATCGGTTCTGACGTAGTTCTCTACTCTTAATCCGAGTCATAGTTTAAACCACGAGGGGGTGTGGGTTCTGCCCCGCCCCCTTTTTTAATTCAAAATAAACAAAAGACAAATGGCTTGCGATTTACAACTTGGACGTGCGATTCCGTGTAAAAACGTGGTGGGTGGTCTCCGTGCGGTATACTTTGCCGACTTCGGTGACGTTCCTTTCAGCGCAATTACTTTCGCTGATGCGACTGCAACATTCGATGAAATCACCGACATCAGCGGAACCTTCACCGTTTACAAATATGACTTGAAAGGAAACTCATCTTTCGAGCAGGCTTTCAATGTTAGCCGTGAGAATGGTACTACCTTCTTCACCCAAACCCTCAACCTGACCTTGACCAAGCTCACGAAGCAGGACAACAAGCAGTTGAAGGTGATGGCCTACGGTCGCCCACAGGTATTTGTGGAGGACTACAATGGCAACTGCTTCCTGATGGGTATGCAGTATGGTGCTGAAGTAACGGGTGGAACCGTTGTAACGGGTGGTGCTATGGGTGACCTGTCAGGCTACACCTTGACGTTGGAAGGTCAGGAGAAGGCTCCTGCCTACTTCATCGAAGGTGCAGTTCAGAACAATCCTTTTGCGGGTTGTACTGCTACGGTAAACATTACCACAGGTACGAATTCCTAACGTATATTTGTGCTGCACTACTGAACGGAGTGGGGCATATTGGATGGAGAAGGGGGGCGAAAGCCCCTCTTTTTTTATACAAAAACTTAAGGCGAGGTTATTTAGTTGAGATGCATATTCTACAAGTATCAGCTTCGCCTCAATCAATTACAATCATTCCACGCTCCTACCCTGCGAGCGTTACGATTCAACTGATTGACGAATCAACAAACACAACGGCAACACCTGCGGTGACTGCTGCCTCTGCGAATGGTTTTATGACCCTTACAGGCACTTTCTCGTTGGTGAACAACCGCTTCTATGGTTTGAAGGTTTTTAACGCAGGAAACCTCATTTATCGAGATAGGGTTTTCGTAACTTCACAAACCGAATTCGACAAATTCACGGTCAATCAAAATGTCTACACCGAAGAAACAAGCTACGACAACGACTACATCATCATCTAAAGTCCACGTTGTCAACTTAAGTTCCTATACCACCCCTACCATCAAGGAGGTGCAGGGCAAGGAATGGGTTGAATATGGTGATGACAATGACTACTTTCAGTACTTAATTGACCGATACAACGGATCACCAACCAACAACGCCCTGATCAATGGCGTGGTTGACTTCATCTATGGTGAGGGATTGGATGCTACGGATTCAGCAAAGAAGCCTGCGGAGTACGCAGCGATGAAGGGACTCCTTCACAAGGACTGCATCAGGAAGATCGTAGCCGACTACAAGATGATGGGTCAATGCGCCCTTCAGGTTATTTATAGCCGTGACCACAACACCATTGTCGAGGTAGAGCATATCCCCATCGAGAGCCTTCGTGCTGAAAAGCCAAGCGAAGAAGGGGAGATTGAAGCCTACTACTACGCCAAAGATTGGTCGGATGTTGCTCAACGCAGAGAGACCCCACAACGCATCCCCGCCTTCGGATTCAGCCAAGAGGCAATTGAGATCCTTTACATCAAGCCATATCGTGCGGGGTTTTATGCTTACTCGCCCGTGGACTACCAAGGCGGTTTGCCTTACGCAGAGCTTGAGGAGGAGGTAGCCAACTTCCACATCAACAACATTCAGAACGGTCTTGCGCCTTCGATGCTCATCAACTTCAACAATGGAGTACCGAGTGAGGAGGAGCGTAGGCAGATCGAGATGCAGATTGCGCAGAAGTTCAGCGGCTCATCCAACGCAGGCAAGTTCATTTTGGCGTTCAACGACAACAAAGAACTTGCTGCTACCATCGACCCCGTGATGTTGAGCGATGCTCACAACCAATATCAGTTCCTGTCGAGCGAGGCGATGCAGAAGCTGATGGTTGCGCACCGCATCACTTCACCGATGCTGATGGGTATCAAGGACAACACAGGTCTTGGAAACAACGCAGAGGAGCTGAAAACGGCCTCTATCCTGTTTGAGAACATCGTCATCAAGCCGATGCAGGAGACGATTCTTGACGGACTGAACAAGATCCTATCGTACAACGACCTCCGCCTGAACATCTACTTCAAGACCTTGCAGCCCCTTGAGTTCACGAAGCTTGTGGTTGAAGATGCTGAAGTCGTTGAGGAGGAGACCGGAATCAAGGTCACAGAGGCAACGCCTGTTGGTGGTAAAGTTGCAGAAGCACAAGAGGAGCTGATTCAGAAGGAGGCATCGTACAACGGTGCGCAGATTGCAAGCTCGCTTCAGATTATGGAATCGGTGAAGAACGGTATCTTGACCACCGACCAAGCCATCACGTTCCTTGTGCAGATGCTTCAGTTTGATCCGCAGGTAGCGAAGGCTCTCTTTGCGGGCAACTCGGCAAACGTCATCACGCAGATGAAGTCGCACAAATTCAAGCAAGAAGTACCTGAATTCACCCACGAAGAAGAACACAAGTGGATTGAGGCTCTGCGGGGAAAGGGTGAGGTCGTTGACTTAAATGAATGGGAACTCGTCTCTGACGAGGTAGTCAGCGACCCCGACAATGAGGATGCCCACCTCGCCAAGCAGTACAACTTTGCAGTTGAGGACTTCAGCAACGCTGATGACCGCAGCAACTTTGATAGTGGCCTGTACAAGATACGCTACGCCTACACCCGCAACCTGTCGGCAAATAGCCGTGACTTCTGCCGTGAGATGGTGGGAGCAGCAAACGGAGGAGTAGTATTCCGCAAGGAGGACATCGATATGATGAGCTTCAGCGGTGTCAATGGTCAGTTCGCTCCGGATGGACAAAGCGTCTACTCTATTTGGAAGTGGAAGGGCGGAGCCTTTTGTCACCACGCTTGGAGGCGTTTGGTTTACTTCCGCAAAAGAGAGGGAGGCAAGTTCCTTCCCAACGAAGGCCTTGACAACGACAAGCTCGTCTCTACGGAGTCGGCTATCAAAGCGGGCGTACCAACGAGCAAGCTCACTCCAAATGCTTGGGATGAGGCTCAAACCCGACCAATCGACACACCCTCACGGGGATCACTTAAATACGGATAAAAAATAATGGCAACGGCACTTTGGATCAAGCGAGAGGATTTAGTTCGTCAAACTGCGTTGGGAGGCAACGTGGACACGGACAAGTTCATTCAGTTCATTAAGATTGCGCAAGAGATCCACATCCAAAACTACACGGGGACGAAGTTGTACGACAAGATCAGCGATGACATCATTGCGGGTACGTTGGCAAATCCCTACTTGGCGTTGGTCAACGACTACCTTCAGCCGATGCTGATTCACTATGCGATGGTGGAGTACTTGCCTTTTGCTGCGTACACGATTGCCAATGGCGGTGTATACAAGCACACAAGCGAGAACTCAACAAGCGTGGACAAAACGGAGGTTGACTTTTTGGTTGAGAAGGAGCGCAACATTGCGCAGTACTATACTGACCGCTTCATCACCTATATGAGCTACAATCAGGCAACCTTCCCTGAATACTACTTGAACAACAACGCTGATGTGTTCCCTGACACGGACGCAAACTTTTCATCGTGGGTTTTATAGTATGGCAAAGAAAGACACCTACAAACCGAAGCCGAGCAACATTGTCAAGCTAAAAAGTTATTTAGGAGAGAATGGGAATACAAGGCGATTGGGGACA